CTCTTGTACTACTGCACAACTAGAAAGTAAAATTACCAACAGGCAAAGATATAGTCGTTGTATTGCCATCACTATCCGTTATAGTTAAAGTTATTATTCCATCTTCCACGTTATAAACAATTGTATTACCTTCTAAAGTTAATGTACCACTATCAGAAGGAACTTCGCCAAACAAGTTTTCTACTAACTGTCTTGATAGTTGTGAGTATATACGTGATTCTAGGTTTCTTATAAATCTTGCTAGAGTTGTGTTTTCTTTATCTCTTTCTATCTGGTCTTGAAGTGCTTTTATTTCTGCCTTCAATGCTTCTTTACGGTTAAACTCTTGATTTTGAATGGTAAGATAATGTGAGCTAGTATTAACACCATTAAAGCTAGGACTCTTAAACTTAAATACTATCTCATCTGCAATACTTCCTACAGACCAAAACATAATTAACATAGTCCAAAAGAACATACAAAACTTGCAGTTCCTTATAGTCTTTTCACTTTTAAATGTTGGTATTAATTTCATAATGCTTTATCGTTTATCCAAAACATAAATAACATAAGTCCAAATACAGATACTTGTAATATAGAAGCTACAGTAATTTGTTTCATCGGGTGTATATCTACAATCTTTTCTATCCAAGATTCACTTGGAGAAAGATTAACTACTTGTAATATTTTCTTATCAATCTTTTCGTTGGTCATCTCTATCTGCTTTTGCTATTTTATCTATGTCTACTAAGTTGGGTACGCCTAGTAAAGTTTTCAAGAGTACGTCTTGTCTAATACTTTGATTATCCATAGCTCTTACTCTATCAATTAAACTTACTATAATACCATATTGACTATCAAGCTTTGTAGATACTCTTTCTTCCATAGTATCTAAAGCTGTTTGTACTTTATCATCTAAAGTATCTAGTTTAGTTTCCATACCATCAATAATTCTATTGATAAGTTTCCATACAAACATACCTAAACCTAAAGCTGCTGCTATAGGAAATCCTAGTTCGGTTATTACAGCTACTGCATCCATTAGTCTTTAGAAGTGTTAGAAGCTCCAAAGTAAAATGATATTACAGCACTTGCCAAGCCACCAAGATATCCTAGTACAAGGTTTATAAGGGCTTCAGAGTTCTGCTCTGGTGGTTGTAAAGTAACAAGGAATATGTATCCCATAAAACCACCGACAACAGCTATACCCATTATACGGGCTGTCCAGTCTTTGCTAAACTTATTCCTAGCATCTTGACCGTCTTGTGTTTCTAGTTTAAATACGTCTACTTCAAGCTCTTTCATCTGTACTTCAAAAGCTTGTTCAGCTTTTTTAAGTTCTAACATTTGTTCAGGTGTAGCTTCTGCTATTCCTTTCTCTATAGCTTTTGGAGTATTAGGAACACCTAACACTTCTGATATCATGTTAGCTGCCATTCCTCCCATTGGTCCACCCAAGGCAGTTCCTAATGTAGGTGCAACAGCTCCAACTATATTTTTTAATAATCCTTTCATTTCAGGCTCCTAATACCATTTCTTGTAATTCTTTACTTCTTCTACCAACTTGTCCATACCAACGACTGTCTTGCATTTGTACAGACATTTCTTCCCAGTTATGTTCTCTACAAGCTTTTAACATGTTACGAAACTTTGAAAGTCTTGTACCACCTAGATTAAAACACATGTTTACTAACACTCTCTGTATAACTTCTGGTAACTTTTCAAAGTCTTCCTCGCTACCAAAGACATGTATGGTTTCCTTATAATGCTTTTCAAAGTCATCCTCATAGTACATGTCTACAACTTCTTGAGTAACAGGTGTGCCAACTTCCCAATCATATTCCGGGTCGTTAGGTTGGCAAAGGTGTCCAACTCCTAGAGTTTTATAGCCTAGACTATCCATATAAATTTCTAACACTTCGCCTTCGTGTCTCTTTATTTCAGCTTTGCAAAGTTCTATATCCATTTTATTATCTTTCTTGAAAAACATCTAATCCTAATTCCTCCATCTGTGCTGAGTAAGGTTGTCCTGTAAAAGGGTCAACTCTATTTGCTGGGTTTTCTTTAGTGTACGGTACGTCATCTTTACCTTCTACTAGTCCTCCTTTAGCAAAACCCGGTACTCCTTCTTTTAATATTTTTTCTCTCATTTCAGGTGTTATAAAAATTATATTTGCATCCATGTCTCCAACGTCAATAGCATCTAAAAAGTTTTTACCTGTGCTTGACAAAGGTTTACCGGTTGCTCTTTTTTCTAAGTACTCATCATACCTAGGATTTACATCAGAAGGTTCAAGCATTCCTTTCTTTTGAAATTTACCTTTATATTTATCAGCTAACTTTTCCATAGCAGAAGGAACTTTGTTATCGTATAACATTTTTTTATATGCAGGTCCTTCACCGCTATACCTTGTTAAAATAATATCTGAGGTTGAAACAGATAAAGCATCTTTATTTTCTTTAGCAGCTTTATATAATAATTGTTTTAAAACAAGTTCGTGCCAGTTCTTTTTATAAGGATAATCTGGTATTTTTTTATCAATTATTTTTTTACGTTCTAATAATTCTTTATTTTTTGAACTTAAATCCCAGTATTCTTGTGGTGCTTCATCATATTTATAATGATGTGAAAGTCCATCCTGTTCTAAATCTATATTAGCTGTAGCACCTTTATTTCTATTTAGGTTTAATAGTTTATCAATTTCTTCAATAGTAGTATTATCTGTAATTTTTCCTTCAGCTGTTAACCTTTCAACTTTATTGCTAACTACATTATATTCTGCTTCTTCAAGAGTATTATATATCCTATTAATTTTTGTTAAAGGAGCTACGTTTCTAGTAGGCTCACTACTTTGAACTCTAGTCAACTCTTCAATTTCATCAATATTCTTTTTAATAATATTTTCAAAATCATAAAACTGAGAATCGTTAAGTATTTCAGCATTTTCTTTTTTAAAACTCGCTACATCTTCTTTTGTTTTCTCTATTAATTTATCAATATTTTTATTAAATTCATTTGTTTCTTCTGTAATTTTTTTTAGCTCTATCTTATCTTCTATAGAATTTTTATAACCTACATCATACCCTAATGTATGTAAATCTGATTGCAGTTCATCTACATGTAAACTATTACTAACCTTTACTGAGTTACCTACTCTAACTTTTCTATCTCTTATTAAAGCGTGTGCAAATTGAGTTTCGTCTTCTTTATGTGCAAAATGAAAAGATGATGAAGGATATTTATCAAAATCAATCTTATCTTTTACAGCATTTTCATTTAAATTAAAAGTAATTTCTTGATAGTTTTTTCCACCGGGTAATTCTCTATCAATATAGTGCTTATATTCTATTTGATTATAATTACCTACATCTAAAATTCCTTCATCTTTTAAAATACCTTGTAATTGAATTTCAGCTTCAGCTTTATTTAAAGGTTTTCTACCTCTACCAAAATCACCTGCTGTTCTTTGAGTTATATTTTCTCCATACATAAAAATATCATAGCCTATTTCATCATTACCATATGCATAAGCTTCATCTTTTGATATAAAAGGAATATTTTTAGGTCTTATTATTTTAATACCTTCTTCAGGAGAATTTTCTTCTATAAAAGTTACTGGATAAGATTTATCTTTAGCATACTCTAATCTAACATTAGTATTTATTTCTAGTTTTTTATCATCAGAATATTTAGCCATATCCATAGCACCAGCTTTAGGATTTTCTTTTACATACTCATCAAGTTTTAAAAAATTTAATTCTTCTTTTTTTATACCTTGTTGATTATTTAACCACTTAAGTAAAGCTTCTCCTTTTACATTTTCAGGAGCCTTTAATAATAAAGTTTTTAATACTGGAGAATAAAAAACACCTTCTGAATCTTTGTAATATTTTTCAGATAATTTTAAATATTCTTGTTCCTTATCAATAGGTGGTTTACCACTTCCACCACCTCCCATAGTATCATCAGCTCTTCTAGCTTGTATCTTTCTTAAACCTTTACTTATTCCTTTACCTGCAACACCAGCAACAGGTATCAATCCTGTAGCTTCTGCGACTGCTATACCAGCAGACATAGGGTCTTCTACTTTAATAGGTGTTTTTTGTAGCATGTTTTTTGTTGGATTAATAAAGTCTAATACAAATTCTTTAGTAGATTTAAAACTTGGTT